GCCCCCTCAGGGTGGCACTGTCGCGGGGTAGATGCCAGTGGCCGGGAGGGCATGCTCCGCAGCCAGCAGCTGAATCGTGTCCTCCCGTTCACCCGGGAATGTGCCGGCCAGAGAGTAGCGGAGCAGCTCCCTGCCGGCATAGAAGAAGACCAGCCATTGTTTCTTCATCCTCAGTACCTCCCGTCATCGTCAATCAGATCCACCAGCTCCCGGAGGATCTTCAGCGCTCCTACGTAGTCTGTCTGCTGGACGCGCTCCCAGGCGTCATTCCAGTCTGTGATCCGGCGTTCCTTCCGCATCTGATCCCGGACCGCTCCCAGGATCCAGTAGATGTTGCCGGTCTGGTGACAGCTCCGGAAGTGGATCACTGCCTTCTTACCAGCTGAGCTTCCTGCCATACTTCCACACCTCCTCTCCCTTTTTGGCTTCGTTTCTGGCCTTGAACAGCTGTCCCTTGTCGATCCGGAAGTCATCGCATCCCTTTGCGCAGGTGGCCAGATAGGTTTCACTCGGGGCCTCGATCCGGAAGCCGTCATTCATCACGTAGACCATGGCCTCCTGATACTCATCGATCCGGACGCCGTTCTCTTTCCGGCTGAGCAGGATCAGGAAGTCCTGCTTGACGTAGAACCTGGGGAAGCCTTCGTAGCGGTCCAGGGCTTTCTCATCGGCTTCGCTGATCTTCCAGACGGCAACCGGGACGAATTCTCCGACACAGGGCTCGATCGTGAGGACACCGCGCCGGAACACCAGATGGTATCCGGGGATCTTCGTCTTGCCAACCGGCACCGCATCCGGACACCGGACGGCCATCTGGGCCTTATTGAGATTGGAACCATAAGCGAGATAAAGTTTCATGTTCTGTCCTCCTTGATCAGCTCGAAGTCAATGTATCCGTTGCAGTCCGCCCATTCATCAGCCAGCTCCCAGGCCTCTGCCTCATCCCATGCGAGGAAGGTCTTGTACCGGAAGACCGCATGGCCGGGGCGGTACATCTTGAACAGGTAATTCCCCAAGATGCTCATTCGGTTTCATCCTTTCTGCCGGCCTTTGGCCCGACCGGCGGGGCAGTCTTTCTTAGCAAGCCTCGCGGAAGGCGGCGGTCAGGTGTGTCCGGGCGGTCTTGAACTCAGCTCCGGACATCCCCAGGCGCTTCGTCAGGAAGCCTTCCATGATCGTCAGCTTCTGCTCCTTGGTGTAGGAGCTGGTGCTCTTGAAGTAGGGATCCTTCGTGGAGTTGATCGCCCAGGCACTCATGGCCAGGCAGAACTGGATGTAGGCCTTGATCTTTCCGGCGTGGGTGGTTCCGTTGAACAGCCGGAACTCAACCGTTCCCTTGGTGTACAGGGCATGCAGGTTCAGTCCGCGGTACCGGGCGGGGCAGTAGTGCTGGTGGTTGATCCCACCGCGGTATCCGTTGTTCAGCTCGGAGTAGTAGATCCGTTCGATGTTGGCCTTGGTGTGTTCGCCCTTCTTCATGGCCACCATCATTTCCCGGCTGGTCTTCTGGCACCAGCGGTTGCACCTGGATTCGTTCTGCAGCGCCTCGCAGAAGAGATCCTGCCGGCCTACGACCAGATTCACGAGCCGGATCAGGCTGTCCGCGGTGTGGTTGGCTCCGTCAACGTGGACGTGGATGCCGCAGGAGCTGTTGGCCAGGGCGCCACCTTCGACCAGCTTCCGGACGATGTTCTGCAGGTCTTCGATGTCCTCATACTGCAGGATCGGGGAAACCACTTCGCAGCGGAGATCGGAGGACGTCCTGCCTTCGGGCCTGTCGATGATGCGGTTTCCGCGGCGAACCTGAGGATCAATGGAGACGTCACGCTCGCACTTCCACTTCCGGCCTTTGTTGTCCCGGGCGGTGTAGGTATCGTACGCATCGTATTCGTGGCCAGTGCTTCCGGTTCCGAAGTAGTTGGCGATGATCTGGGCGGCGGCCGGACGGGAGATCCCGGTGAGCTCGATTTCGATACCGAAGTTCTGCGTTTTGATGGTGGTCATTGTTGTCTCCTCCTTAATCTTCGTGGTGTCCTGTGTCTTTCGACAGCATCAGTATACACGAATTTCGTATACTGTCAACACGTTTTTCGTAAAAATTTTACACTTTTTTCGTGTTGCTTTTGCACGAATTTCGTGATACAATCCCGGAGGAAAGGAGGTGCCTTATGATCAGGTCAAAATTGAAGGTTGTCCTGGCAGACAGAGGAGTTGGCCAGCAGGATCTGTCCAAAAGGACGGGGGTCCGGCTTCCTACGATCTCGGACATCTGCACAGGAAAGGTGAAGCATTTTCCACTGACGGCAATGGATGCCATCTGCAAGGAGCTGAAATGTCAGCCCGGTGATCTATTGGAATACATTCCGGATGATCAGGAATGAAAAACCCCGGAGCTGCAACTCCGGGGCTGAAGGGTTAGGTCTTCGCTGGGTGGTCTGGTTCGGTAAACGGATCGTTTCCGTCTCTCACGAGTAGGTCTGACAGATCGCACTCGAGAACGTGGCAGATACGATCCAGCTGCCGGAGGCTGACCCGATCGGTGCATTCGTTGTACAGCTCGTTGATGGTGGCTGCTCGGATCCCGGTCTTCTTCGCCAGCTTTGACTGTGTCCACCGCTTTTCGCCTAAGCGGATGGAGAGTAAAATCTTGATCATTCGACCATGCTCCTTCCCGCGGATAATACCAGAAAACGGAAGGCTTTGGTGACTGAGTGGAAGATTATTCCGTTTTCCGGAAGAATATTCCGCATCTGGTAATTTGGAGCACGAAAAAGAGGCCAGTCAATCAAGACTGGTCTCTTTTTTGCCTATCCGGCAAACGAGATGTCACAGACGAAATATCCCTTGACCATGTAAACGGCTACGGTTCGTCTACGATCACTTTGGTGGAGATGAGAAGAGCTTAGACGAACTTCGCCGCAGTCCTCTGCTCCCTCCTTTCTGCTGAAATCTTCAAGGGCTATCGTGACTTCCCTGTGCTCTTTCTGATAGTTGAAGATCAGCTTCAGCCGCCCGTCATCGAAGACGTAGGCCCGGATCAGGAAGGTATCGATCAGCATCTCCTGATAAGCCCGATCCTCCACGTCTCCATCCCGGAGCATCTCCAGGTACGAGAGAATCATGTCTCTGCTGATAGTGATCTCGTTGTCTGCCTCGAGGATCCGCAGCCGGCGCTCCAGATCCTTGACTTCTTCCTGCCTGGCCTTCAGCCGATCTTTGATCAGGGAAACCATGTCCTCATCCTCGAGGGCATCCAGCAGCTTGTCGCGCTTCCGGGTGGCTTCCTTCAGCTTCGCCCGGACATCCTCCAGCTCTGCGGTATCCCTCTCGCTCTCCAGGTGGGCCACGGCCTGATCGGCCATCCATTCGAGCAGCTCGTCATCATCCAGCAGGTTCCGCATCTCCTGGGTGATCTGCCGCTCGATCTCATCCCTCCGGACGTTGTGCTTGTGGCAGGCCTTCTCGTACCGCTTCTTCGTGCAGATGTAGTAGTGATACGGCTCATCAGCCTGAGACTTCCCGGAGATGCCGGACATCGGGGAATCACATTCCCCGCAGTAGAGCTTCCCGGTCAGAAGGTACGTGTCCGCTTTGCACTTCCTCCGCTTCGTCCCGCCCCTGGCGTTCGGCTTGGCCTGCACGTGCGTCTGGACGGAATCAAACAGTTCCTTATCCACGATCGATGGGAACCCTCCTTCGATTCTGGTCTCCTTGTAGGTGTAGACGCCGATGTATCGTTCATTTGACAGCAGCTTATTGAAAGATGACTTATTCCACAGGCCACCGCGTTTGGTTGTGATACCGCGCCGATTGAGATCCTCAATGATCCGGATCAGCATCTCTCCCTCAGAGACCCTGCGGAAAATCTCCCGGACGGTCTCAGCCTCCTCCGGCACGATCTCTGCATGGCCGTCAGCTCCGCGCCGGTACCCCAGCGGAACGGATCCGTTGACGATGGCCTTCTCCGCATTGTCCTTTAAGCCTCTGTGAATCTTCTGGCTGAGCTCATCGGAATAATACTGAGCGAAGCCCTCCAGGATCGATTCCATCAGGATGCCGGTCGGATCGTCCGTGATGTGCTCCATGGCCGACAGCACCCGGACGCCGTTCTCCTTCAGCTTCTGCTTATAGATGGCTGAATCGTATTTATTCCGGGAAAACCTGTCGAGAGAGTACACAATCACGAACTGGAAGTCCTGCCGAGCTGAATCCCGGATCATCCGCAGGAAGTCAGGCCGCTTGTCGGTCTTCCCGGTCAGGGCCCGGTCCGCGTAGATCCGGATGACTTCCATCCGCTGCTCTCTGGCGTACTGTTCACAGGCCTTCACCTGCTGATCGATGCTGGCGTCCCTCTGGTTGTCGGAGGAATACCTGGCATAGATTACGGCTGTGTCTGGCATTACTCTTCTCCATACTTGTCAAGAATGAAGTCCTGAACATCCTGCAGGACGGATGCAACAAATATCAGGTTACAGTTTCCCTCAGCATACTTTGACCAGTGAGAGAACGTACAGAGCAGGTGGATGTCCTTGTTCTTTCTCGGCGTTGACTCAAACTGAATGCTTTTCAGCGGCGTAGTGATCGTCAGGGACAGCTCGACATGAATCACGCGGCCATCCTCTAACTCAAAGCATCCCACCCCGCCAGGGAATTCGGTAAACCTTCCCGGAATCAAATATCTGGTACCAATGTATTCGTGAGCGTTTTCTTCTGTAATCTCTGGCAACTCAAGGGCACAATCCATTGCGCTGAAGAAATCGAATCCATCACGCGGATAAACGCTGTCGGTTGTACCGCTTAGGATCCTGGTGATCTTCATTCCGCGATCCTCATCCTCAATCTGTTGCTCACGGGTCTTTGATTCCGCAGAAGCGTAGTGCATTCCGAACAGCACAGCCACAACCAATAGTATGGCAATTACGGATTTCCGCATATCCTTACTCCCTTCGGAATAATCTTCCAAAACCCTGAAAAATCTTACGGTTTGAGGTATAATCTTACCTACCTCGCCGGCCAGGAATAAAATCAGAGGTGGACCCCTATGACAGTCAAAGAAGCCCAGGAAATCTATGAAAAAATCAGAGCGCTGGACGCCGAAACAAGGCGGTGGTTTATCACCGCCCTGTCCCGGATTCCAGAAACCTCAGGAAGTTCATCAGCTGATCCTTCCGGCTCTGATCCAGAGCGTCAAAGCGTTCAATAAGTTCCGCGTGCTCATCGTCCAGTTGGGCGATGGGCTCATTTTTGCGGAAGGGTGCTTTTTCATCTGTCCACCCCATCAGATAGGCAGGATCGACATTGAGTGCCACCGCGATCTTGGAGATCACCTCCACCGGCATGTTCTCGATCTCGTCCTTCTCATACCGGTAAACCGTGGCCCGGTTCTTGCCGAGGATCTTTGCCAGATCGTCAACTCCCATCCTGGCATCCTCCCGGCATTCCTTGATCCTGTCTGCTACCTTTGACAACATTTCTCACCTCCTTCTGGGCTTTATATTACCACATCTTTCGCAAATATGCAACCGCAGGAAACGGAAAAATATAAAATTTTCGCGCAATCTGCGAAAAAAGTTGTTGACAGATTTGTAACGCGGTGGTATTCTTTGCGTGTCGCATGAGATGCGAAATTGAAAAGGAGGTGACAACAGAACATGCTCGTGAACATTCAGAAGCTCAAGGGAAAGATCGTAGAGCAGGGCCTGACCATCACCAGCGTCGCTGAGGCGATGGGGATCAACAAGGCTACGCTGTACCGGAAGATGGAGAATGGAGGCGCTGCGCTCACGATCAAGGATGCGAATCTTCTGGTGGAGATCCTGCACCTGACCGCTGAAGAAGCGATGGCAATTTTTTTTGCCAAGAATGTCGCATGATATGCGACAGTCGGAAAGGAGACAACCGTGGAGATCGACATCAGCAGGATTCCGGAAGAGACCGGAAAGCGCTTCGGCCAGTGCATCGTGGATGGGCTTCGGAAGTATCTGAAGCAGCCTGGAGCCCGTGAAGCACTGGAAGCCCGGACGAAGGCCAGACAGGCCAGGAAGGAGGCAGAGTATGGACACAAGATCTTATCTGCAGTGGCGGATTGAGATGCATCAGGCCGAGAAGGAGCGCCGCCGGAAGTGCCTGGAGAAGGTTGCGTATGCGGTGACCATGATGGCCATGGCAGCCCTGTGGATTGCGGGGTGGATCATCCGATGAAGGTTCATTACCGCAAGATGAAAGGCTACCGCCGGCATCCCGGCCCGGGTGGCAGGCCGGTCTACTACATCCAGATGGCGCCGGCGGAGGTCAACGAGCGCAGAGCTCTGTGGGCAGTGATCGGAACCCTGATCTTCATGCTGGGAGGTGTCGCGTTGTGGATTTTGAGCATGACATGATGCCGGACTTCCAGAACCGCTGGATGGTCATGGTCGGAAACCTGTACATCGCCGGCCTTGGTCGGACGTATGAAGGCTACCACAAGGGAGACAGGATCCCGATGATCCCTGGCTACGTGGTCACCAAGCTTCAGAGTCACGCAATGGAGTTCACGAGCCGCCGGGAAGCCGGAGCACTGGCCACCAGCATCGGAGGGCGGGTGATCCGCTCAAATTGAAAAGGCCGCACCTGCTGCAACAGGTAACGGCCCCGGACTTAAGAATCCGCCCCAATTCTACCGAAAGGAGGCTGAAAATGCAAGATTTACCGGATGCACCCTGGATCAGGGACGCAGAGCTCAATGGATACCCTGAGCCCGATCCCGTTCACTGCCCGATCTGCGGAGACGAAGCAGATACCTTCTACCTGCAGGACGGCATCGTGATCGGTTGTAACAACTGCGTAGAAGAAACGGATGCGGATCCCGCATTCCTCGATTGATGAAAGGAGAACAGAAATGATTCAGCACGGTTATGAACTTGACTTCAGCAAACAGACCTTCGGCGTGATCCTCTACGGAGCGCCCGGCATCGGAAAGACTACCCTCGCCCTGAGCGATGGAAACATGGGCGCCGATACACTCCTGATCGACCTGGAGCACGGCGTAGGTCGGACGAATCCCATCCACCGGATGAACGCCAACGTCCTGAGCGCCAGCACCTACGAGGAAGTGCTGAAGGATCTGGAGACTGATCAGGCCAAGGCCGCAAAGACCATTGTCATCGATACGGCCGGCAGCCTGGTGGACTACCTCAAGGACTGGGCCTTCCGGACGAAGCCGGACGCCAAGACGAAGGCCGGTGCCTGGAATCCCATGCGGGGCTTCGGCCATGTGAAGACCGAGATCGAAAGCTTCGTGAACAAGATCAAGACGGTCATGAACAAAAATGTGATCTTCATCTTCCACTGCGATGAGAAGACCGAGAATGACGGCAGCACGAAGCAACGCCTCCGCTGCGAGGGTTCCTTCAAGAACATCGTATGGACCGGCATCGACTTCGGCGCCTACATCCAGATGCTCGGCAATAAGCGCTGGGCCTGCTTCTCTCCGGAGGATGAATTCTTCGCCAAAGGCTGCCACGGCATCCATGGCCATGTGGAGATCCCGGATCTGAACAGCGGCGTTCCGAATGACTTCATGGCCAAGCTGTTCGACACAGCCCGGAAGAACATGATCCAGGAGAACGCAGCTGTGGCCGATCAGATGGAAACCTATCGGAAGGTCATCGAAGGCGTGAAGGACATGCTGGAAGGCGTGATCGATCAGGACAGCGCCAACGCCTGTATGAAGGCCATCGCGGATATGCCCCATGCGCTGACCAGCAAGAAGGAATGCGGAATGATGCTCAATCAGAAGTGCGCCAGCCTGGGGCTGAAATACGAGAAGGCCACGGCCTCCTACGTTCCGGCAGGTGATCAGAAGTGAAGCTGAAGATCACCAAGACGCTGATCGAGAGCTGGGCCTACACCTTCGACTGCATGGAAGAATACGCGGATGAGGCGATGGCCGACTTCCTGGCCACGCTGAAGCGCGAACCGCATGAGCCGAGCGAGGCCATGATTGCCGGAACAAACTTCGAGAATCTGTGCTACCGCATCGCCAGCGGCGAGAACGTGGTGGAGACGATCCTGCTGGACACCGTGAATCCTGTGACCGGCGAGGTCAACGAATGCCGGAAGTTTCCGGATAACTACGATGGCGCGAAGAAGATCGCGGACATCATCACCGGCGGTCAGATCCAGGTCCCTGTGAGCTGTGATCTCACGGTGGCCGGCCAGGACTTCTGGATCTACGGCATCTGCGATGTGGTCAAGGCCGGTGTCATCTACGATGTGAAATTCCGGACAACGAGCCTCGGAAGCTCGGACGTCTACGGAAAGTACCTGCACTGCTCCCAGCACCCGCTTTACCTGCAGGCGCTGCCGGAAGCCCGGCGGTTTGATTACCTGGTGAGCGATGGCCGGGATCTGTACGTGGAAAGCTACGACCGGAACCTGATCGAGCCGGCGGAGGTTCACATCCGGAACTTCTGGGCATGGCTGCACACGAAGCCGGAGCTGCTGGAGATCTACAAGGAGAAATGGGTGGTCGAATGATCGGCAGGCTGAAGGAGATGTTCCGCAGCAGAGACGGCTCCGGATGGATCGTCACCTTCTTCACCAAGGAGAAGATTGACGGAGACCGGTTCGATGAGCTGGCCAAGTATGACTGCGACATCGAGATCAAGAAGCACCGGAAGATCCGGAGCAAGAACGCGAACAGCTACTTCCATGTGCTGGTGAACAAGATCGCGGCCGAGACTCCGGAATCCGAGGAAGAAGTGAAGGCCAGGCTGATCACTAGCTACGGACCGCTCGCCAGAACAGCTGACGGAAAGTATCTGATGTTTATCCTCCCGCGGGATGTGGACGCCACGGACTACTACAAGTATGCAGTCCTCTACGACCAGCGCGAGGTGAACGGCGTGACATGCAACATGTGGAAGGTCTACAAGGACAGCCACAAGATGGACACAAAGGAGATGGCCAGAGTGATAGACGGCGCGATCCAGGAGGCCAAGGCGCTGGGGATCGAGACGGAAACGCCGGAAGAGCTGGCCAGGATGAAAGCAAAGTGGGCTGAGTACGAAGCAGCTCACCCGATGAAAGGAGACTGACATGGAATCCATCATTACTGATCAGCTGCTGGAGAAAACTCCCAAAGATGACGGATACAGCAGCTATAGCAACAAAAACGACTTTGTTGCGAACGGACAGATCATGGTCACGATCACCCTGGCAGAATACCGTGCCCTTGTGAAGGGTAATTCTGATGCTCAGGTTGCCGATGCCAAGAGCAAACAGCGCACCGCAGAGCTGGAACGGGACGGGCTGAAAAAGCAGGTCGCGGATCTGCAGAAGCAGCTGGATGAGCTGAAAGGCCTGATTCAGAGCAAATTCTCTGAGGACGCGGAGGATAAGGATGTCGGAATCAATTCTGCAGAGTGAGCGCTGCTGCTACTTCTGCGGATCGGTGGTCAGTCTGGAAGAGCATCACATCTTCGCCGGCGTGGCCAACCGGAAGATCAGCGAGAAATACGGCCTCAAGATCTGGCTCTGTCACCGGCATCACACCGGAGACGGCGGCGCCCAGTACGATCCGGAGAAGGGCCTGCAGCTGAAGCAGGAAGCCCAGAAGGCATTTGAAAGGATCCATGGCCATGAGCTGTGGATGAAGACGATCAGAAAGAACTATCTGTGAAAGGAGCTACAAACCATGAGCGAGATCAAACGCGGATACCCGAACCCCAACTACACCGATGGGGACATCCTCACCGAGGAAGAAGCTGAACTGCTGGCGGATGTCGGCCTAGTGACGATCGATGCCGATCACTACGAGGAGCTGGTCAGCAAGGCTGCGGCGCTGGACATCCTGACGGCCGACATTAAGAGCCTGATCGACAGAGGAGAAAGCGGCTACGGCCTGATCAATGATTCTCTGGTCCTGGCTGTGACCGGGATGGGCGCCTATCAGCGCAAGAAGAAGATGGAGGAAAAGAAGGATGGACAGGATTGAGTTTATCGGAAACCTGACGAAGGATCCGGAGCTGCGCACCACGCAGACCGGGATCAATGTGTGCAGCTTCTCCGTGGCGGTGAATAAGCCGCTGTCGAAGGCGCAGCGGGATGCCGGCCAGCAGGCCCAGGCGAAATTCTACCGGGTCACCGCATGGCGCGAGCTCGGCGAGAACTGCGCGAAGTACCTGGCCAAAGGCCGGAAGGTGTACATCTGCGGCACGGTGGACGTGAGCACCTACACCGGGAACGATGGACAGGTTCACGCCAATCTGGAAGTCACGGCCAACGAGGTCGAGTTCCTGACGCCCAGAGAGGGCCAGGGAGCCGCTCCTGCTCCGGCGCAGGGATACGCCAGTCCGTCAGCTGCTCCGGCTCCTGGGTACGCTCAGGCGCCTCAGGGATACGCTCCCCAGCCCGGGTACTCTGCACAGCCTGCACCGCAGTACGCGCAGCAGCAGATGGCATACGCTCCGCAGAATGCACCGTATCCCGCAGCTGCTCCGGCCGCTCCGGCAGGATTCACCGCGGTGGAAACGGACGATCTTCCGTTCTGATGACCATGGGGCCGGAATTCGCCTCCGGCCCCTCCGAAAGGATGTGAGCTTGAATGGCATCAGGGAAACGGTACTACTGGCTGAAGCTGAAGGAAGACTTCTTCGCCAGCAAGCGGATCAAGAAGCTGCGGAACATGGCCGGCGGTGACACCTACCTGATCATCTACCTGAAGCTGCAACTGAAGGCGATGAAGACGGATGGAATCATCCGGTTTGATCACCTGGAGCAGGACATCTCCACGGAGCTGGCGCTGGATCTGGATGAAAAGCCGGACGATGTGGCAGCCACGCTGATCTACCTCTCGCACTGCGGTCTGGCAGAGAGTTCGGATAACGAAAACTTCTTCCTGCCTTACGCTGTCGAGAATGTGGGCTCTGAAACATCTGCCGCTGAGCGCATGCGGAACATGAGAAAGCGTAACACTGTTACGCCGCTGTTACGCGACCGTTACGGAGAGATAGAGAAAGAGATAGAGATAGAGAAGAAGGAAACGCCGCCTCCACCTCCTCCGGACGAAGGGGACGATCTCCTCCGGATCCAGCAGGACCACAACGAGATTCTGGATGCTGCGGAGGCCGCTGGCTTCCCGAAGAATCCGGCCACATGGGACAAGCTCATTGACCTGTATGCGGACTTCGGAAAGGACACCGTGCTGGCCGGGATCAGCGCCTGCGTTGACCAGGGAAAGACGGTTCTGAGCTACCTGCGGAAGTGCTGCCAGAACATCGCAGCCGGAGAGCAGAAGAGGGCCGAAGAGGATCCTCTCCTGCCGAAGGATCACGTCTTCATGGGATGGTGAGCTGAATGAATGCGTACACCAACATTGAAGCGGAGATCAACGTGCTCGGCGCGGCGATGCAGAGCGATAAGGCGCTGAAGGCTGTTGTTGAAATGGATCCGGATGACTTCAGCGAGCCTGCACACAGGCTGATTCTGAATGCGATGAAGGATCTGAGCCGGGCCGGAACGCCAGTCGATCTGGTCACCATGTACGCAGAGCTGCAGAAAGCCAATCGCATCGAGATCATCGGAGGCGCAGCATACCTGCCGAAGCTGGTCAGCTCCGTAGTCACGACCGCAAACGTGAAGAGCTACATCCGGATCGTGAGGGAATGTGCCACCCGGCGGAGACTGAGAGGCATCGGCGAGAGCCTGATCCAGGCATCAGCTGAATCAGAAAAGAACGTGGACGAGATCCGAGAGACCGCCGCGCTGGATATCCGGAAGGTCAAGGGTGACGGCGGGATCAAGCTGGTGAATCAGGAACAGGCCGTCATCGATACCTATGAGCAGCTGAGCGATGCGCAGAAGCGCGAAGACCATCCGGATAACCGGATCATGACGGGCCTGGGTCCCCTGGATAAGATGACCGGCGGCCTGTACGGATCGAAGCTGATGATCATCGGCGCCCGGCCTTCGGTCGGAAAGTCGATCTTCGCCATGACGATCTGTCTGAACGCGGCGAAGCAGGGCAAACGGGTTCTGTACATCACGATGGAGATGAAGGTCAACGAGCTGATGGAACGTGAATTCGCCTCGGCGAGCATGGTGAACCTGAGCGAGATCACCAGCGGAGAGATTAGCGAGGACGGCTGGATCAAACTGGCCGAAAGCATTCCCACCCTGGTCAGCAGACAGATCTTCTACTGCACGGACGGCTACACCGTGGAGGACATCCGGAGGGCAGCCTTCATGCTGTACGAAGACGGCGGGATTGACCTGATCTGCGTGGACTACCTGCAGCTGCTGGAGGGCAGCAAGAAGCGGAGCAACCGGCAGGAGGAAGTATCCGACATCAGCCGGGGGCTGAAGCGTCTGGCCCAGGAGCTGAACATCCCGATCATCGCACTGTCCCAGCTGAACCGCGGGAACGCGAAAGAGAAAAGACCCCCTACCATGAACGATGCCCGGGAATCCGGAGCCATTGAGCAGGACGCGAACATCTTCCTCCTGCTGCACGATCCGGACGTGGACGAGCTGAAGAACGAGGATCTCCGGAGACTGCATAAGAACCTGGGTGACCGCGGGATGAAGCTGATCTACGTGAACGTGGACAAGAACCGGCAGGGCCGGAAGGGCATCTTCTACATTGCCTTTGACGGTGACCACATGAGATTCCTGCCATTGAGCAAAGAGGAGCCAAACGAATGAGAACGGATGCTGAACTGCTGGAATTCGCGCTGACCTGCGAAAAGATCGAAAAGCAGGGCGGTGACGTCCTTGGGTACATCGAGCAGGAATACCCGAGCTATACACCCCGGGCCACCTGGTACCGCCTGCAGAAGAATCAGCTGAAGCGCACGGCAGGACAGCTGACGGAAGGAAAACCAAAAGAGAAAGGAGTGAAGTACATGGGCAAGATGATGGATCTGGCCCAGGGCTGTATCGAAGCCTTCGGCCGCGGTGAAAGCGTGTATGACTTTCTGGCCAGCCAGGGAATCAAGAATCCGAGCGCCTACTGGTATCAGATCAAACAGACGGTGAAGCTGAAGGATCCGGATCTGTATGAGCAGCTCTCCGTGATCCGGACGGACACCCGGAAAATGCCTTCGCCCACCTGCTGCCAGCCGGCGCGGGAAAGCGGCGTGGAGGTGCCGGATGAGCTTCCGGAGGAAGAGCCGAAGACGGTGAAGTTCAACGGCCGGGAATACGAAAAGCTGGAGCCGGAGAAGGAAGACCCATCTGTGAACCGCGAGCCTGACTCGCTTGACATTGCCGCTGTGAGATCCAGGGCTGCGAACGGATACAAGTATGAGCGCATCTTTGGGATCGGAAGCGAGGACAATGTGGCCCTGATCTGGCGTGATCCTGTGAGCCGCGGAGAAAACAGCCTCATCTTCAGCGTGGAAAACTGGCAGAGGCTTGCGGAGGAGATTCCCCAGATGCTGAAGCAGCTGGGCCTGATCAAATAATCAACACGAAAAGGAGACGAAAGAAATGGAGATCATCAAGGAAAAGAGCACAAAGATCATTATCGGAGACCTGGAGCTGTGGACCGCTCCCTTCGGAAAGGACAAGGCCAAGATCACGGCCCTTGAAGGTGGTATGAAGCGCGTACTGCTCCACCTGCATCAGAAGATGCCGGACGTGTTCGAGCTTCTGGTGGACGATGCCGACTTCTGCGAGGAAGACATGGACGGCGCATTCTCCGTCATTGTAGATCCGGAGGTGGTCACGCTATCCATCTCTCCAGGAGAAGCAAAGTTTGGTTTCAGCGTGAGCCGGCAATGTGATGGTGACTGCGATCACTGCGAGTACAACGACTGCGAGTGCAAGGAGGAAGCGAACGGATGAACGAGATCAAGATGATTCCGATTGATCAGCTCTGGCACCATCCGGATAATCCCCGGCTGGACATCGGAGATATCGATGAGCTGACGAACAGCATCAAGGCCAACGGAATCCTGCAGAACCTGACGGTCGTGTTCGAGCCGGAGCACAAGATGACCCCTCACGAATGGGAATACTACTCCGCGTACAGCCTGACGGAGGACGGCGAAGTCTTCAAGAACATGATGCGGACAAAAACGATTCCGGACCGCTATCTGGTGGTCATCGGAAACCGCCGGCTGGAAGCCTCGAAGGCCGCCGGTCTGACAGAACTGCCCTGCTCCATCCGGGAAATGGATCACCAGGAACAGATCGCGACCATGCTGCAGGAGAACATGCAGCGCACGGATCTGACGATCTATGAACAGGCCAAGGGCATACAGATGATGATGAACCTCGGCTTCACGAAGGAACAGGTCAGCGAGCGGACCGGCTTCAGCAAATCCACCATCGAGCGCCGCCTGGCTGTGGCCAGTCTTCCGGAGGAAGAGACCAGGGACGCGGTGGACTGCGGATGGGATCTGACGGATCTGGTGGAGATCAGCAAGATCGAAGATCGGAAGACGCAGGCTAGGCTGCTGACCGGAACGTCCAAGGAAAACCTTCGGCAGTCCATTGAGGTTGCGAAGCGGGATCAGGAAAGAGCAAAAGAGCGGAGGCGCCTGCTTCCGGACGTGAAAGCATTCGCAACTGAGATGACCGAGGCGCAGGTCAGTCAGCGCTACGGAAGCAGCTGGGAGCATCTGAGCAAGTATGACGTGAGGCTCGAGCCGGAAGCGAAGGTCAAGGTTCCGAAGGAAGAAGGAAAATACTACTACTACGAATCCTGGGGCACCATCGAAATCTGGCAGAAGGCAAAGCGGGAAAAGCACGTGAAGTCTGATGCGGAGATCGCGCTGGAGAAGAAGCAGCATGAAGCCAAGGAGCTGAATGCCCGGATGAAGGAAAACCGGATCGCATTCTGCGCCAGCTGGAAGCCCACCAGGACGCAGGAAACCGCGCTGAAAGCGAAGCTCTGGCAGTACGTGTTCGACAATGTCAGCTCCTACGATAACGGTGGCTTCCAGATCACCTACCACAACTG